CGGCAAGGCTAAGAAGTAAATGCAAGAGGAAGCCAAAACAGTAATGGACAGTCTAGCAGTCGGCGGGACTGTCGCTACCCTGGCTGGTTGGCTTCCATCGGTAGCAAGTTTGTTCACCATCATCTGGCTCTCTTTGCGGATTTGGGAGAGTGACACTGTGCAAAAGATAGTTAATCGCAAGAATGGATAACCCGCAGATGGAAACATGGGAAATCATCGTAAGCGGCTGGCCGATAGCAGCAGGCCTGTTCATCTTGGTTATTACGATCGGTCGAATCTTAAATCGTTTGGAAGTTTTAGAGAGCAAGATGGTTGAGTTGTGGAAAGCCATCAACGAGCTAATTAGGAAATAAGGCAGCTTCGCCATGTCGGCGAAGAAAAAGGAGCGAGTAATGCAAATAAAGATAGACAGTGAAAAGCTAACGTTAGGTGATCGAGAAATCTTGAAAGCTGATCTTAGTGACAATAACAGAACTTACGTTAACCGCGTCGAGGTGTTGTTAAAAAATATGAGTGAGTTAGATCTACAACGATCTGAGCTTGAAGTGCTGTTAAACGCTTACAGCAACACGCTAGAAAAAAGTCTCACCCCTGAAGTGGAAGAGGTTAACTAAATGCAATTTTTTCATGAAGACGAGTTTCGATGTCAGCACTGCGGTTCGTTGTCCGGTGTTGACTGGGAGTTCGCTTCTGAAATTGATGAGTTGCGAAAGCGAGTGAGATTCCCGCTCGCTCTCTCGTCAGCCTATCGCTGCGCAGATCATCCGATCGAGAAGCGCAAAAAAAAGCCAGGATCGCACAGCACTGGTAGAGCAGTAGATGTTGCAGTAACTGGCGCGCAAGCGCTCAAGGTTATTGAGACTGCATTGGAGATGGGTTTTGAGCGAGTAGGTGTCAATCAAAAGGGATCAGGTCGATTCATCCACCTGGACAAAGCGCATGGGTTTCCAGCGCCGGCAATCTGGAGTTACTAGATGGCATTGATGTCTTTAAAAATACCGCCTGGCGTTCATAAGAACGGCACCGATTATCAGCAATCGGGGGTTTGGAACGACAGCAATTTGATCCGCTGGTATGAAGGCAGCCTACAGCCCGTAGGCGGATGGCGTAAGCGCACATCGTCAGCAATGACCGGCGCGTGCAGAAAGATTATCAGCTATCGCGACAATGCCGGCGGCAGGAGGACGGTTGCCGGTACAAGCAGCAAGCTGTACGCGGTCGATGAATCAAACGCACTGTACGATATCACGCCTGTTGGATTTACAGCCGGCTCCGATGATGCGGTGCAGAATTTAGGCTGGGGTGCGTTGACTTGGGGTTTGAGTTCATGGGGCACAAGCCGACCAGACACCGGGCCATACGTGCCAGCTACTACTTGGTCACTCGACAATTGGGGTGAGTACGCAATCGGCTGCTCAACTGCTGATGGCAAGATATATCAGTGGACCAACAATACAGCGACAGCCGCGGCAGTATTGACCAACGCGCCAACGAACAACACTGCAATCATAACAACCGACGAGCGTTTTATTTTTGCGCTTGGTGCGGGCGGTGAGGGCGATCGAGTCGAGTGGTGCGACCAAGAAAACAACACCGTTTGGACTGCCACTGCGACTAACCAGGCGGGTGGTTTTACGCTGACAACCGGCGGCAACATTCTTACGGCAGAACAACTTCGCGGCGAGACGTTAATCCTCACCACCACCGACGCACACGTTGCTCGATATCAAGGACCGCCCTTTGTTTTTGGTTTTCAGCGAGTCGGAACAGGATGCGGTATTGCTTCGGGAAATGCTTGCGTAAAAGCAGACGGCTTCGCCATTTGGATGGGCACCAATGCGTTCTACCTTTATGACGGCGGCGTCCGCTCACTACCAAGCACTGTCGGCGACTTTGTATTTAACAACTTGAACGAAGCACAGAGAAGCAAAGTTTACGGTGTATTGAACAGCAAATTTTCAGAGGTCGTTTGGTTCTATCCGAGCAATGACAGCTTAGAAAATGACAGCTATGTGACTTACAACTACAAAGAAAAATTCTGGAGCGTGGGCTCTTTGGTCAGAACCGCTGGTGCTGATGTTGGTGAGTTTATTTATCCAAATTACGTTGGCTTTGACGGCTACATTTACGAGCATGAGGTCGGTTTTGATTACGACGGCGCGACTGTTTTTGCAGAGTCTGGTCCAGTTGAGATTGGACAAGGTGATCGACTGGTCGTTGCAAAGAACCTAATCCCTGACGAGAAGACACAGGGCGACGTTACAGCCATTTTTAAGACTCGTTCCTATCCTAACGCTACCGAGAGCGAACACGGCCCCTATACGCTGGCTAACCCGACCTCGGTGCGATTCCAAGGCAGACAACTCAGCATGCGCGTAACAGGAGATCGTCAAACCGATTGGCGAGTTGGCGTAATGCGTCTGGATGTTGTGCCAGGGAGTGCTCGATGATTTTGCCAACAGCGCCAGAGGTCTATGACCCAATCGACACTAACAAAATCAATTTGTTGATCGAGCAAGCGGACGGCTTGAACCACAAGAAAAATCAGGACGTTGAAGTTGGCGCAGCCCGGTTGATATTGAAGTCTCCAAACGGCACGCGCTACAGCATCACGGTCGATAACTCAGGCAATTTAGGAGCGACAGAATTATGAATGCGCAAGAAGCACTAGCTGCACCAAGCGCGTTAGAAGCGATGTTTCCGTACCGCGAGATGCTTGAGCGAGCGTTGGAATTTGCCGGCGGTACGCATTTATTTGAAGACATTGTGCAAGCGGTCAACGAAGGTCGCATGCACTTTTGGCCAGCGGAAAAAAGCTGCGTGGTAACGGAGGTCGTTTGCTACCCACGCGCCAGAGCTATTCATATCTTTTTAGCCGCAGGCGACTTGATGGAAATCAAGGATATGGATGAAACATTTCAAGAATTTGGCAGAGCATTAGACGCCAAATTTATTACGTTGTCCGGCCGCAAAGGATGGACAAAAGCGCTCGATGATATCGGCTACAAATTAAGTCATGTGAGCATGTACAAGGAGATTGAAGATGGCAGGAAGTAAAGGCGGCGGCGGTGGCGGTAAGGGCGGCTCGTTCATTCCGCCAGCAAATCAATATGGTGGTGGATACGGCACAGGTTATTACAACCCGCAGCCTCGGTTACCCCAGGCTCCTTACAACCCGATGATGGATGTCTACGGATCTTCGCAAAATGTAATGCAACCCATGATGGGCTATTACAATCAGTTTCCTGCTGGCGGTAGCAACTACCGACCTTACCAACCGCAACCGCAGCCTGAGCCGCCGCCTCAAGATGGAATCTATATGCCTTCGCCTCCAGTTAGAGGCCCGATTGGCGGGCAGGGCGGACAAACTGGATTCCCAATCGGGTTGGAGCCAGGCACTGACTTTAATAATTACAACATGAACGATATTGCTACCGCAGTGAATCGATCACAGTTTGGCGATTTTTATCCTGTCTTTCGACAGCCGCCCTCCAATACTGAGGCTGTCAGCCCCGAGCTTGAGCAAGTATCTACACCGATGGCAGCTCCACCACAATTTACAGCAACGAGAACAAGACCCGATGGCTACCCGGTCAGCTCGGTCAACATGCCAATTTTAGATGCGGCAGATCGTCAAGGTGGTAAGGGTCGCGATAGCGGTCCTCGCAGCGGATACGTTAAGTACAGCCAACCACAGCCACAAGTAGCACCAATTGCTGACCCAGGTTTTGGGGGCTATGACCAGAATGCCAGAGCAATGATGTACGGCGCGCCAAGTATTATGTTTGGAGGATTTAGATAATGGGAAAGAGTAAAAACGAAAGTAATCAGACAATGGACCCTCAAATCAAGGGTGCTTTGCTCGACGTTTTCAACACTGGCCGCAATCTATCGCGAACGCCATACAATCCTTACAACTTTGCAACGGTTGCTCCCATGTCGCCGTTCCAGCAGCAAGGCATGCAGGCTACTTTAGACGCAGCCCGAGCTGGAGTCGGTCAAGACCAGATGCGTACTGCAATCAATGCCGCTCAAGGTGTTGCCGGATTTAGTCCGAGAAAGGTAAACATGCGGAACGTAAACGCAAACGGAAACCGCGAAGGCGACGTTACACCTATCAAAGCACAAGGTTCAACGAGAGTTACCGCCAACCCTGCCAGCACAAGTTTTGACCGCTTGCGATCTGCGGTCGGGGACGCCGATACTAGTTATAACCCGACACAAGTTTACGATAGAGCTGCATTTGAGGGCTATGGCTCACAAACAGTGGGCGTTGGCGGCGCTGACACTGCAATCGATTTTGACGACGTTACTGCGAGAAGAGCCATAGGAAATAACATCGGCAAATTAGGATTGCTCGGACCGGGAGCTTCAGCGGCTGAGGCAGATCAAATTTCCGTAAACAATTTTGGCCGAGTTGCAAAAGAAAACGTTTCTGCAAGAGACGTGACGGGGCCAGAGGGTCCAGTTTCAATCGGCGCTATTGATCCTTCGACTGTTACTGCTGGGACTGTTAGCGCGAATACGATTGATCCTCTTTCCTTTCAAGAAAGCAGAGTCAACGACTATATGAACCAGTATCAGACTGGTGTAATCGACAGCGCTTTAGGTGACATCGAAAGAGCTCGTAAAATGCAACAAAACCAAAATGCTGCCGGCGCTATTTCTGCGGGTGCATTCGGTGGTGATCGAGCTGCGATTGTTGAAGCAGAAACTAATAGAGCAGCATTAGAGCAGTCAGCACAAACTGCCTCGCAGCTAAGGGCGCAAGGCTTTGAATCGGCTGCGCGTCTAGCGGAGGCAGACCTGGCTCGCAGAATGGATGCTGCAACAGCCAATCAGCAGGCCGGCTTGCAAGGCCAGTTAGCCAATCAGCAAACAGGATTAGCAGCCAGTCAAGCAAATGCACAACTCGGCTTACAAGGCCAGACAGAGGCCGCTCGACTCGGGTTGCAGGCGGGCTTATCTGCTCAAGACGCGAACATGCAGGCGGCTCTCGCGAATCAGCAGGCTGACCTGGAAGCAAACCTCGCAAACCAAAGAACAGGCGTAGAAGCCGGCAGGGCTAACCAAGACGTTTCGTTAAGGCGTGCTATCGCGAATCAACAGGCGAGCGTGGGTGATGCGGACCGAGCATTGCGTGCTGGACAAATCAATCAGGATGCTAGCTTGCAGTCGCGACAGCAAAATTTGCAGCGATCGATGGCGAACCAGGACAATGCAAGAGCTTTAGAGCTTGCTAATCAAGATGCTAACTTGCGCGCAGCGCTTGCGAATCAGCAAGCACAACTAAACGCGGGACAAGCTGCGAACCAGGGCGTTCTGCAAACACAAGCGCTTGGTGTAGATGCGGGGCAGGCTAACCAAGCGTCAGCGCTGCAAGCTAGTCAATTAAATAACGCTGCAAGACAAGCAAACCGCGATCGAGATTTGCAGGCTTCGTTGGCGAATCAGCAGGCCGGTTTAGATGCTGCGCAGATGCGTAATCAAGGTTTGTTACAAGGACAATCGTTAGGCGCGCAAGCGAGTCGGGCTAACCAGGCTGATAGAACAGCAAACAATCAGTTGCTTGCACAAACAAGGCTGGCAAACCAAGACGCGAACTTGCAAGCGCAGTTAGCCAACCAAGCAAATCAACGACAGTACGGATTTCAAAATCAAGATGCTCAAATGCAGGCTCGTCTTGCAAATCAGCAGATCGGCTTTCAACAAGATCAGGCTGAGTACGATCGGCAGTTTAGGAACCAAGACGCTAACCTACGTGCTCAGTTGGCTAATCAAAATGCTGGTTTGCAGGCTCAACAACAGAGGCTCGCGGGCGCTGGTATGTTGGGTCAGCTAGGCCAAGATCTTCGCGGCATGACATTCCAAGATGCCCAGGCAATGCAGGGTGTCGGAGATCAGCAGCGGCAATTTGCGCAGCAGATCATGGACGACCAATACAGACGTTACCAAGAAGCGCAGAA